TCAAGTATCAACTATGGCAACGCTGGTATAACACTAATAGAAGAATACACAAAGACACTACGGAGGGTAACTAGATGTTTGGAAAATTTTTATCTAACATCTTTGGTCCTAAGAAAGTAGTATGGACTAAAGCAGATTTAGAACGTAAAACAAAAGTAGCACTAGAAAAGATTGGTCGTGATCACGGTATTGAACTAGATCGTAGATACCACAAAGATGATCTTATTAAAAAACTATTAAAAGTGCTAAACAAGTAATGAATGCTAAAGACAGAATAGAAAAGATCAGTTTATGGATTAAAGACTATGCTGATAAACACAAGATAGAAAGTCTGGTAGTAGGAGTAAGTGGTGGTATTGATTCAGCAGTGGTCAGCACACTGTGTGCTTTAACTGGTAAACCAACGTATGTACTATCAATGCCTATTAGACAGAAGCAAGAACAACATGACTTGTCAGTAGATCACTGTTTAAAATTACTAGAACGCTTTCCAAATGTACAATGGGAAACCATTGACCTAACAGAAACATTTGAAACATTTGAAAAGTTATGGACAACAGACAATGGACTAGGACTTGCTAACAGCCGTAGTCGTTTACGTATGTTAACCTTATATCAAATGGCCACAGAAAAGAATGGTATTGTAGTAGGCACAGGTAACAAAGTAGAAGACTTTGGTGTAGGCTTTTATACCAAGTACGGTGATGGTGGTGTTGATATATCACCTATTGCTGACTGCTTAAAAACAGAAGTATGGGAAATGGGTAAAGTATTAGGTGTCAGTGAAGACATTATCAATGCGGCACCCACAGATGGTTTATGGGATGATGCTCGTAATGATGAAGATCAATTAGGTATGACATATCCTGAATTAGAAGAAGCAATGAAGTATGCTGAGTCAGGAGAAACTCCACCTGATGGTAAGAAGAAACAGAACTTAATTAAATTTTTAGCAATACAAAAGAAAGCACGGCATAAGATGGAGCCTATTCCAATTTGTATGTTAGAGGACAAATAATGAAAAAACTATTAGTACTATTTGCCGCAGTGATGACAATGTCAGGCTGTGCTACAATCAATGGAGTCATTGACTACTTTGACATGGCCCGTTTTGACAACAACGAATATCTGTTAGCAGTTCAAGTCAGAACACAGGCTAACCTAGGTGCTCGTAAGTGTGGTACACCTGATGTGAATCGTGAGGTTTCGCTGTTATGGAGCCATTCATTATCACTTAAAAACTATTCAGAGTCAATACCAAACAACGAAGAAACTATAACAATGTCAAGTGAACTATTAGAAATTGTTAGAGGATTAGATCAACGTTATAACATTGATAAGAAAGAAGTTAGTATGGGTTATTGTACTAGCAAATTTGGACTTATCGAAAAGAACGCAACTATTATTACTAACGTGGTAGGTGCTAAACCTAGGTAATGGCAAACTTTTTTGAAAGTGGATTTACTGTTCTAAAAGAATTAGCAAAGGAGAAAAGAACAATGGACGCAATGAAAGAATTACAAGAGTGGGTTGGTAACAATCATACAGAACTAGCAGACTGGGCAAAAGAAGCAGAGAACTACACTGCTATGTTTGAAAATAAAGAAATATCAGAAGACGAGTATAAAGAACTTATGGGTGACTTAAAACACTCTAAAGCAATCTCAGACGCCGCTGATGACCTAGCAGTTCGTTCTAAGGCAAACGAAATGTTAGATAACATTATTATTGCCGCAGGGTGTGTATTATAATGGGCATGAAAAAATTCTCAATGAAACAGATGCTATGGGACAAAATGGTTGTTAAAACTATCCGTGGTATTCTCAAGTTACTTGGTCTTAAAAAGTAATCCAAAACAAAAGGTAGGTGTTGACTATCTACCTTTTTTCTTATATACTGTAAAGTATGAATCCTTATGAAGTACTAGGTGTTAATAGAAACGCCAGTGAAGCAGAAATTAAAAAAGCCTATAAGAAACAGGCCATGAAGCATCACCCTGACCGTGGTGGTGACGAGACTAAATTTAAAGAAATAAGTGAAGCATACGAACGTATAACTAATCCTGAAAAATTTGCAGGAGATTATCATACTTCACCTGGTGGATTTCAATGGCGCAGTGGTGATAACATGGAAGACATCTTTAGTGAGTTCTTTAATTTCCATAGAGCTGATCCTAGACAGCCTCGCCAAACAGTAGTACAGATGAGTCTATGGATTACCTTAGAAGATGTTTATCATGGTGGCGAACGTTTAGTCAGTGTACAGTCTAGAAACAATGTAGACGCTGTTAAAATACAAATACCAAAGGGTGTCATGGACGGCAGTACCGTAAGATATCCTAAACTAGCACCGGGCGGACATGATTTAAACATTATATATAGAATACATCCACACAAGCGTTTTCAGCGTGTTAGCAAAATAGATCTACAGACTGTGGTTGATGTAGACTTTTGGGACTTGATCTTAGGAACACATGTGCCAGTTAGACACATAGACGGAGATGAACTAATGGTCAGAGTACCACCAAAAACAAGACCAAATGCTAGACTACGTTTGAAAGGACAAGGCATTCAAAACGATAGACTTCAGGGTGATCTTTATGTTAAACTTAACACAGTTATGCCTGAAGATATATCCGATGATATTATACAAACATTAAGGCAAAAATTAGGTCGATAAATACGCAAAATAAAAAGCAAGGAATAAAATGCAGAATAATCCAGAAATTGAACAAATAGTTGATAATGCTGTTAAGTTAGCAAAACAGTTACATCATAAGTATGTTACTGTTGAACATCTATCTTTAGCACTGATTCAATTTAAACCATTTAATGATCTACTTAAAGATTATGGTTGTGATGTTGCTAATTTAGAAAAAGAAATGCTTGACTGGTTAAAGTCTATTGTCAGTATTGAAACTAAAAGCAAAGCAACACCTAAAAGAACAAATGGTCTAGAGCGTGTATTTAATCGTGCTGGTACACAGGTGTTATTCTCTGGGCGTAAAAGCGTAAGCACTATTGACTTATACCTAGCTATAATGAGTGAAACTCATAGTCATGCTCACTACTTCTTACTCAAGTATGGTATTAACAAAGTTGAATTTGTTGAGTTCTGGAGTAAAAACTATCACAATGATGTTACTCCTAAGATGAGCGAAAAACAAGCAAATGAGCTACTGGAAGAACACTGTATTAACCTTACTCAACTTGCTAAAGATGATAAGATCGAACCTGTTATTGGTCGTTCAAAAGAACTAGAAGATATTATTCATGTATTGGCTAAGAAGTTTAAAGCAAACGTGTTGTTAGTTGGTGATCCAGGTGTAGGTAAAACTGCTATTGCCGAGGGACTTGCTCTACAGATTAACAACAACAATGTACCTGAGTTCTTACAAGATCACGAAGTATACTCATTAGAAATGGGTTCACTACTTGCTGGTTCAAAGTACAGAGGTGAGTTTGAAGAAAAAGTTAAAGAAGTTATTGAAGCACTAGAAGCAAAAGAAAACTGCGTATTGTTTATTGATGAAGCACATCAAATGAAAGGTGCTGGGTCAGGTGGACAAAGTTCGGTAGACTTTAGTAATATGATTAAACCTGCTATTTCAAGAGGCATGTTAAAAGTTGTTGCTTCAACTACTTGGGAAGACTACTACGAATCATTTGAAAAAGAACGTGCTTTAATGAGACGTTTCTATCGTGTAACCATCGACGAACCAGACACAGAGTCAACAGTTAAAATCTTACGTGGTGTAAGTAATCGTTTAGAAACATTCCACAATGTTAAAGTTGATCAGACTGCTATTGATACAGCAGTTAAAATGTCAGACAGATACATACACGATCGTAAGAATCCAGATAAGTCAATTGATCTAATTGATGCGGCCTGTGCTAAAGCTCGTGCTAAAAACTCTACAGGTGCGTTAATTGATAAAAATAGAATCTTAGAACAAGTAAGTAAGATTGCTAAAATACCTTTAGACAGACTTAAAAACGAACAAAACAAACAAGTTAAGTCACTAGACTTTAATGTTAAAAACAAACTGTTTGGTCAAGAAACTGTTGTGGATCAAGTGTTAGATAAACTGTATGTTAGCTTTGCTGGAATTAATTCAGATAAAAAGCCAATGGCAAGTTTCTTATTCTTAGGACCAACTGGTACTGGTAAAACAGAACTAGCAAGACTATTAAGTTCTAATTTAGACATGCCATTACTAAAATATGACATGTCAGAGTTCCAAGAGCGTCACAGTTTATCAAGTTTAATTGGTGCTCCTCCGGGCTATGTAGGCTTTGAAGATGGCAACGTAGGTGGCGGTAAACTTATTTCAGACTTGACTAAGAATCCATATTCAATTATATTATTTGACGAGATTGAAAAAGCACACCCAGACATTTCAAACGTCTTACTACAGATGTTAGACGAAGGACGTGTTACTGGACAAAACGGCAAAGAAGTTAAAGTTAAAAACTGTATTATTATCTTAACATCAAACCTAGGTTCACAAGCAAGTGATAGTCTTAAAGTAGGTTTTGGTGATCAAGTTAAAACTGGTGAAGATGATAAAGCAGTTAAAGAATTCTTTAAACCTGAACTGCGTAATCGTATTGATATGATTTGTAAGTTTGACAAACTTGATACATTGGCTATTAAGAAAATTGTTGTCAAGTTCTTAGGAGAACTCAATGAGTCAACTAAAGAAAAGAACATTACACTATCATTTGACGAATCATTGGTTAATCATATTGCTGATGTTGGTTACGATGACAAGATGGGTGCAAGACCACTACAACGTAAAATTGACGAACTAATTAAAGTACCTTTAAGTAAAAAGATATTGTTTGATAACTTAGAAAACCAAGCATTGACTATTAGTTGGCGAGATGAACTAGTTATAGATGGTGCCACACCACAACTTCCACCTAGCAAAGAGCAGGGTGCTGTAGACGGAGAAGGTTACATTGTCCTGGACCAGTTTAAACCAAAGAATCAAGACTAGCGATAAGTTATTCTATAACCAATACCACTATTGCTTTAAGGTTTCGATGCCTCACTGTGCGGCCTTGAGTGGTAATCTTGATCATGAACGTATTGACAACATACTTGATCTAAGAGAAACGTTATGGGAAAGAAGCCGTAACATTAACTTTGGCGGTTCTTGGCGTACAGCAAAGTATAACAAAATAACACCTACAGTTAGAGAACAATTACATCGTGCGTGTGATTTCTTTTTACAACAAGGAACAGAAATTAAGTTAAACATCTTACAAGACACAATGTATGTATATACTAACCAATATGCTATGCGTGATGAATTAACAAATCTTGGTTTTATCATTGATCAGATTACCACTGTTAAATTAAATAGACCTGTAGACACAGTCAAGTCACAAGACAAAGATAGTGTTCTGCGTTGTTACTTTAAACAAGCAGAGCTAAGTGAACAAGAGTATGAAAACTTTGCTACGTTTCTAGAAAACAATAAAGGTGAGTGTAGACCAAGTCGTGCTGTTGAATACTTTATAGAACGTGGTGACAATTTATTAAGAAACTACTTCTTTATTGACTTCAAAACAGAAAGTTTGATCAGTGCTTTAGAGTTAATGACTCCTAACCTTATTCGCAAAATTATACCTATAGTTAAATAGTGATAAATAATTGCATGGCAAAGATTAATTCAACAAATTTAGTAATTACATTAAGCAAATTAGTCAAAGATACAGATCCAACAGAACCTGTGTTAAATGATGAGACAAAGCAACAGTTAGAACAGATTGTTACTGAACTAGCAGGCGCAGGTGTCCTAGTAGAAATACAAGAGGCTTAAATGAAAACAACCAGTCAACAATTATTATCGGCAACTGATTACGGTACTGCCTCAGGCAACTACGACGGTTCATCTACAGACTTTAACGGAGATGCAGTTAAGGCCGCAGGGTATTATTCAACACACGGCACACTACAAAGTGTAGCGTTCTTTACAGAAGACTTTCTAGGTACTATTGAAATTCAAGCAACTGTTGATTCAGACTCAGCAACAGCAGAATGGTTCACAGTACACACATTTAACGGTGATGGT